CCCGTCCAAAAGCGTACTTCTGGTGCGCCTGAACCGATTTCACCAGTCACCGCCCGAGGGGTGGGTTCTGGGTCTTTTGACACTACTGATCCACGGTCTATCAAGACCATGACGACCAGCCAGTGGATTGAGGCCGACAGAGCGCGACAGATGAAAGCGTTGCAGGCGCGAAAGTTTTAATTTATTTTCTAAGGAAAAATCGTGGCTAACAGTATTCTTACCATTGACATGATTACTCGGAAGGCTCTTGAGATTCTTGAGAACAACCTTGTGATTACCCGCAACGTGAACCGACAGTACGACGACAGCTTTGCTGTAAGCGGTGCAAAAATCGGCTCTACCCTGCGTATCCGCCTGCCTGATCGCGCTCTGGTGACTGACGGTGCGGCCCTGCAAGTGCAGGATGATGCCGAGCAAAGCACCACGCTGACTGTGGCAAGCCAAAAGCACATCGGTGTGAACTTCACTACTGCCGAGTTGACTTTGCAGTTGGACGACTTTGCAGAGCGGGTTCTCAAGCCTCGTATCTCTCAGTTGGCCTCCAGCATCGACGCTGACGTTGCTAATGCCTACAAAACCATTTTCAACACTGTAGGCACTCCTGGCACTTCTCCCGCTACCGCTTTGGTTCTGTTGCAAGCGCAGCAGAAACTCAACGAATCGGCTGCTGGTATGGCTCCTCGCTACGCCACCGTCAACCCTGCTGCTAACGCTGGTTTGGTCAACGGCCTGTCTGGTTTCTTCAACCCAACCACCACCATCAGCCAACAATTCAAAAATGGCATGATGGGTACTGGCGTGTTGGGCTTTGACGAGATCAACATGAGTCAGTCTGTCAAGGTTCACACCACCGGCTCCCGTGCGGGTACGATTTTGGTTAACGGTGCTGTTAGCACCCAAGGCCAATCGACCATCAGCATCGACGGCCTTACTGGTGCGACTGACACAGTAACTGCTGGGGATGTGTTTACGATTGCAGGCGTGTTTGCAGTTAACCCACAAACCCGTGAGTCAACTGGTTCGCTACAGCAATTCGTTGTAACCGCCGCACAAACTGGCGCCGGTAATGCTTTGGCAAACATGGCAATCAGCCCTGCAATCTATACCAGCACAAACGCATTGGCTACCGTTGACAGCTTCCCCGCTGATAACGCTGCCGTGACCTTTGTTGGTACAGCATCGACTGCCTATCCGCAAAACTTGATCTACCACAAGGACGCAATCACATTTGCTACGGCAGATTTGGTTTTGCCAACCGGGGTAGATATGGCTGCGCGCGCAGTTCATAACGGTATCAGTTTGCGTATCATCCGTGATTACGACATCAACAACGACCGTATGCCTTGCCGTATTGACGTACTCTACGGTTTCAGCACTATTCGTCCTCCGATGGCTTGCCGTCTGTGGGGTTGATTTAACTCATTTGAAAGGAAATTATCATGGCTATTCCTAATGGTGCTGGTGGTTACCAGCTTGGTGACGGTAACCTTACCGAAATTAACTTTGTTGTTCAAACAACTCCAACTGCAAAAACAGGGGCAGCCACACTGACTGCCGCTGAGTTGGCTACAGGTATTGTCACTTACACCGGCGCTGCCGTTGCCTTGACTGTGCCTACTGCTGCTGCTTTGGACGTTGCGTTTTCCAATATGAAGAATGACACTTCTTTTGATTTTGTCATTATCAATACTGGCGCAACAAACGCTGCTACTGTTACAGCTAACACTGGTTGTACCTTGGTTGGTGTTGCTGCTGTTAGTGCTGCAACATCTGCTCAATGGCGTGTTCGGCATACTGCGGATGCAACATATGTGTTTTACCGAGTAAGCTAAATGGCAGTTATCTACCTACGCCACCCCGTGCATGGGACGAAAGTCGCTTGCATGGAAGCAGAGGCCGTTTATGATGAAAAGAACGGCTGGGTGAGGTTTGATGTAGATGCAGAGCCTGTCACGGTGAACGAAATGAAACGTCCCCGTGGCAGGCCCCGAGTTGAGGTTATTGACGCAGGAGCATAGGGTATGACCACATCTGCTGGCGACCAGATAAACGGGGCGTTACGCCTGATTGGGATGTTGGCAGAGGCTGAGACACCTTCAGCCGCTACCTCTGCTGACGCACTGTCGGCGCTCAATCAGATGATCGACTCATGGAACACTGAGCGGTTGTCAGTGTTCACCACGCAAGACCAAGTGTTCACTTGGCCTGTAAATCAAGCCACACGCACGTTAGGGCCAACAGGTAACTTTGTTGGCAACCGACCTGTTTTAATTGACGATGCCACCTACTTCAAAGATACCTCAAACGGTACTTCGTATGGCGTCAAGATAATCAATGAGCAGCAGTACAACGGCATTGCTGTCAAGAACACAACCAGCACCTACCCACAGGTGCTGTACGTCAACATGGGCTACCCCGACATTACGATGACGGTGTACCCTGTGCCAACTTCACCGCTTCAATGGCACATCATATCGGTGGAGGAGTTATCGCAACCGGCGGTGCTGGCAACTACGCTGTCGTTCCCACCAGGCTACCTACGATGTTTTAGGTTCAATCTAGCCTGTGAGATTGCCGCTGAATTTGGCGTCGAGCCAAGCCCACAAGTCTCTCGCATTGCCATGACCTCCAAGCGCAACATCAAGCGCATCAACAACCCTGACGATGTGATGGCAATGCCTTACGGCATAGTCGCTAATCGTCAACGCTACAACATCTACGCTGGGAATTTTTAATTATGACTACCGTTGCCATCTCCGGTCTGCCCGTTGCTACCGTCATCAACGCTGCTGACATTGTTCCGTTTGTCCAATCTGGCACAACCAAGAGCATTAGCAAGACCCTGTTGTTTACCAGCCCTGCATTGGTGACGCCTGCGTTGGGGACGGTTGCCAGTGGCGTCATTTCAGCCTGCACATCAACCAGTATGGTCATGGTGACACCAGTAATTGGTGCAGCCACCGGAACGAGTTTGGCAGCAACGGGCGCAATTACATCCTCTGGCACGGCTGGCGTAGGCTATGCAACTGGCGCTGGTGGTGTTGTTACGCAATTGACCAGCCGCACCACGGGCGTGACGCTCAACAAAACAACTGGTGCAATCACCATGTTCAGCGCAGCGGGTTCAACGACTGCGGCGACTTTTACCGTGACCAACAGTACCGTGGCGGCAACGGATGTGATTATCTTGAACCAAAAGTCAGGCACTGATCTGTACGACCTGATGGTAACAGCAGTGGCCGCAGGAAGTTTCAACCTGACATTTCGCACCACTGGCGGCACGACCACTGAAACGCCGGTCTTCAACTTTGCCGTTATCAAGGCTGTAGCTGCGTAATGAAGTCGCCTATATTGGGCAGCGCCTATGTTGCCCGTAGCGTTAACGCCGCGGATAACAGAATGGTTAATCTGTTCCCAGAAGCCATCCCAGATGGAGGGCAGACAGGCGGGTTTCTGAACCGAGCGCCTGGGCTTGACTTGCTGGTGACGGTTGGGACAGGGCCAATACGGGGCTTGTGGACGTTTAACGGCGTTGGCTATGTGGTTAGTGGCACGGAACTTTACAGCCTCACCACGGGCTATGTAGCCACCTTGCGTGGCACGGTAGCAGGCACTGGCCCCGTCAGCATGAGCGACAACGGCACTCAGTTGTTCATTGCAGCCAACGGGCCGGGTTACATCTACAACAGCAGCACGGCAGTCTTTGCCCAGATCACAGACGTTGATTTTGCTGGCGCGTTGGTAGTTGGCTACTTGGACGGTTACTTTGTCTTCATCCAACCAAACAGCCAGGTATTCTGGGTAACGCAACTGCTGGACGGTTCATCAGTTGACCCGCTGGATTTTGCCAGTGCTGAGGGTTCGCCTGACGGCCTGGTCAGCATGATTATTGACCACGGGCAGATTTGGCTGTTTGGCACTAACTCGGTCGAGGTCTGGTACGACTCTGGCGCTGCCGACTTCCCCATGACCCGCATTCAAGGCGCGTTCAATGAGATTGGTTGCGCTGCGGCGTTCTCTGTTGCCAAGCTGGACAACGGCATCTTCTGGCTAGGCGCGGATGCGCGAGGCCAAGGCATTGTCTACCGGGCCAATGGCTACACCGGCACTCGGGTTAGCACCCACGCCATTGAGTTTGCCATTGCCCAGTACGGCGACATTTCTGACGCCATTGCCTACACCTACCAACAAGAAGGCCATGCTTTTTACGTCCTGACGTTTCCAACTGGCAATGCCACTTGGGTCTACGATGTATCTACGCAGGCATGGCACGAACGGGCTGGGTTTGACAACGGCCTGTTCATGCGCCACAGGTCAAACTGCCAGATAGCGTTCAACAGCCAAATTGTGTTGGGCGACTACGTTAACGGCAACATTTACGCTTTTGACTTGGATGTGTACGCTGACAACGGCGACATTCAAAAGTGGCTCCGCTCATGGAGGGCGCTGCCGTCAGGCCAGAACAACCTCAAACGCACGGCCCACCACACCTTGCAGCTTGACGCTGAAACAGGCGTAGGGCTAGGCATTACGCCAGAACAAACTGCTGACGGCATCCTTACTGAGTTGGCAAACGTCCCACCAGCAGGGCCAAGCTACCAACTGATTGTTGAGTTTGATTGGGAGTATCTGGCAACCGAGTCGGGCCTTGAAATTATTACTGAACCGTCCTTGGGTCTGCCGGGTGAAAACTTGGTAACTTTTGCCTATACCGGCCCAGACATTGACGGTGCTGATATTGTTACCGAGTCATTTCTTGCCACCCCAGGTTATGACCCGCAAGTTATGCTCCGCTGGAGCGATGATGGCGGTCACACTTGGTCAAGTGAGCATTGGACTAGCATGGGCAAGATCGGTGAGTACGGCTACCGCACGTTCTGGCGGCGGCTTGGCTCATCCAGAGATCGGGTGTACGAGGTCAGCGGCACTGACCCGGTAAAAATTGCCATCATGGGCGCTGAGTTGGTGCTGAGTCCAACGTCAAGCTAGTATGGCAAACGTCACCCAAATTCCTGCGCCTCGGGTTGCATTTACGCAAGACGGGCAGATTACGACCCAATGGTTTCGTTGGCTCAACAACGTCTACACCATTACCGGCTCTGGCCTCGGCATCACGCCAGTAATCAACGGCGGCACGGGCCTAGGCACGATTCCGACCAACGGCAAGCTGTTAATCGGCAACGGCACTGGCTACACGCTCAACACCTTGACGGCTGGCGCTGGCATTACTGTAACCAACGGCGCTGGGACGATAACCGTGGCATCCAGCGGCCTGTTAAGTTTTAGCGCAGGAACAACTGGGTTTACACCCAGCAGCCCAACAACTGGTGCGGTGGTGCTGGCAGGCACATTAGTCATAGCCAATGGCGGCACTGGCGCTACGACAGCCGCAGCAGCCCGAGCCAACCTGGGTGCTGGCACAGTCACATCAGTAGGCGGCACTGGCACGGTCAACGGCATCACGCTAACAGGCACAGTCACCACAGCAGGCAACTTGGCCCTTGGCGGTACGCTGAGTGGGGTTAGCCTGACCACGCAAGTCAGCGGGACTTTGCCAATAGCCAACGGCGGCACAGGCACAACGGCTACCACTTTTGTTAACTTGGCAACAAATGTCACTGGAACCCTGCCTATAGCCAACGGCGGGACGGGTACGACTTCTACCACTTTTGCCAGTTTGACAACCAATGTATCTGGTATTCTGCCGATAGCCAATGGCGGGACGGGCACTTCCACCGCTGGGGTTAGCGCCACCATCGTGACTGCTAAACTGACTGCACTCGGCGCAGACGGCAGCATGACTTTTACAAACGGTTTGCTTACAGCGCAGACGCCTGCGACTTAGGGTAATGAGATGATTCAGCATCATTTTAGTTCTGGCGTTTACGTAAAAGAAACACGAATTCCAGCCGGGTTTGTGTTGGTACAACACGCCCATAAACATGACCACTTGTCTATCTTGGCAAGTGGGTCTGTCGAGTTGGTTGTGGATGGTGTTAAATCGGTGGTTCACGCCCCTGGTTGCCTTACTATTGCCGCAGGCAAACATCACGGAATAAAATCGCTTACGGATGTGGTTTGGTATTGCGTACACGCAACTGATTGCACAGATGAAAATGAAGTTGATGAAACACTAATTGTTTCGGATAACACAGTTGAAGCAAGTAAAATTGTTTGCTGTTTACAGGAGTAAATTATGCCTTGGTCATGGCTCATCCCCGCAGGAGCATCGCTACTTGGCGGCTACCTATCGTCTAGCGGTCAACAAAAAGCTGCGGAAACCCAAGCAGGGTCGTCTAGGGAAGCGGCGTTAATTCAAGCGGCGGCGGCTGAACAAGCACTTAGGCTGCAAAAGCAACTTGCTGACGAGCAGGTACTGAGGAACGCGCCAACCGTACAAGCTGGTGATACTGCCAGAAACCGAATGTTGGATTTAATAGGCTTGAGTGGCAGAACAGGTGCTGCTGGCTATGGCTCGGCTAACCAACCGTACAGCATGGCGGGGTTTGACCCTAACTCGTTGATGCAACCATTTAGTATGCCTGGGTTTGACCCTAACTCGCTGATGCGTAATTTTGGCTCGGCAGACCTTGAAGCAGATGTAATTCGCCAAGATGCTCTTAGAAATGCCAATAGAATGACTGATCGAAGCCTTGCCGCACGAGGTTTATTTCGATCTCCACAACGCGCTATGGCAGAAATGTCAAATCGGCTTAATACTGGAGAAGGTGCTTTAAGGCGTTTTCAAGAAAACAGAGCCAGCCAAGCAGGACTTTATACAGATGCTTTTAACCGCGACTTGAAAGAAAAAAGCAGCCGAGCAGGACTTTTTACAGACGCCTACAACCGCGACCGAACACGCCAAATGGACGAGTACGGACGTTTAAGTGACTTTACAACCAGAGGCGCAAATGCTGCCGCTAACACAGGCACATCGCAAGCTGCCTATGGAACAAACGCTGCTAACCTGATAAGCCAAGGCGCACAGGCAATGGGCCAAGGTGTCATTGGCGCTGGGCAGGCAACGGCTGCTGGGCAGATGGGCGCAGGTAACACTTACAACAACGCCATAAACGCCGCGCTCACTGGCTATCAAAACAATCAAATGATGGATTTGTTTAGAAAATCAGCGTATTCTCCGCAACAAATTGCAGACGCAAACCGAATGAATGTACCGCGATATGGTCAAGACTTATTTGTGTAGGAACTAATCATGGCAACCCTTAACGAAATGATAGCGCAAGGGGCGCAGTTCAATGTCCCTGATCCAGTAGCGCAGTACAACAAGCTGGCGCAGATGCAACAGTATCAAAGCCAAAATGCGTTAAGCCAACAAGAGGCAATAGATAAAGCTACTGAACGTCAACGGTTAGTTTCAGAACGAACCAGACGAGCAACTTTTCTGTCTGGTTTAAGTGGAAAATTAGCTGAAAAGGGTTACACCTTAGATAGAAGTACATTGTCCAGTATGATGAGTTCTGGCATACCAGATATTGAAAAACTTGCTTTTGAGGGATTTAAAGCATTAAGCGCAGATGAAGCATTTAATAAAGCTGAGGGCGAACCTAGTGCGACTATGGCTGCTACGCCTACGCCTATGGCTGCTCCTGCCCCTGCCCCAGCAGCGGCTGCGCCTATGTTCCAACCCTCATCACCAAGGCCAATACCTAAAGTTGGCGATACCTACCCGTACACTCATATGTCTGGGCCTAAAGAAGGTATTACAGAAACACGTATAGTTACCCAAGCAGACTTGGATCAGTTAAAAAATTACCGTGGGCCTCAAGTTCAGTTGCCTTCTGATTTGACAGCAATGCCAGCGCCTGTAGTCAACGCAATGGCTCCGCAAGCACCAGCGGCTGCGGCTGTAGCCAACGCAATGGCTCCTGCACCAACATCAGCGGCTGCGCCAACAGGTGAACTGGAAAGGCTAATCGCTCAAAGAAATAGGTATTCAAAGATAAGCCCACAAACCCCAGGTGACGTTGCTAAACTTAAAAACATACTGGATGGTATTGATAAGCAAATTGAAGTGTTGAATAGACAAGACCCAGATGTAGTTAGACTTGCTCATGCTCTTGCAGCGACAGTCGCTAAACGTGGTACTCCTGAATACCAAACCGCTTATAACAAAGCGCTAAAAGAACAATCAGATAAATCTAAAGCAGAAATCGTAAAAGTAATTGGCGTAGCAGCCGGGACTAAGAATCCAGTTTATCTAGATGTGAACACTGATGAACAATACACTTACATTACTGGAACAGACGGAAAACAAACAAGGAAATTGTATTCTGGCGGCGTTGATAGATCGACTAGCAATGTAACTGCAACAGCTACTACTGGCCCAGTAGGAAAAAGTTTGTCCGAGCCGGTTGGTAAACGGGTTGAAACATCTTTAGCTAAAGCTGAAGGTGCAACGTCAATAATGGACACGGCTAATTCAGTGCGAGATGCTTTGAACGCCGGTAATGTTATTGCTGGGCCATTGGCTGGTGTTCGCACAAAATTTGCTCAAGTGCTGGAACTAGCTGGGGCAGGAGACAAAGAAAAATTAGTCAACACCCGTACTGCAATTCAAGGTTTGGCTGGGTTGACGTTGGAAAGCAGGGCTGAACTTAGGGGCCAAGGGCAAATTACTGATACTGAAACCAAACTGCTTGAAAAAGCACGGTCAGCAGATATCAATGACCTGACTATTCCTGAGTTGCAACAAGTTGTCAATGTCTCACAACGATTAGCGTCTAGACTTTACAGCAACCATCAGACACTGTTGGATAGGATGAAAGATGACCCTGCGGCTAAAGATTCAATGAGGTACTATGAGCCAACGTCAAAATTGTCATCTCCCGTACTTGAAGGAAAAACTCCCGCTGCCCAAAACAAAGATGAAAAACGCCCCTCTTTAGGTTCCATATTTGGTAGCCCGCCCCAAGGAGTTAAGTGATGTCTGACAATTTTCGCGATCAAATTAACTCCGCGCGTCGGGCTGGCTACAGCGATGATGAACTAATTGGATATTTGAAAGACAAAGATTCAAGAGTTACACAAGCATTAGATGCTGGATATAAGCCCATGGAAATTTTGGAGCATTTAGCACCAAAGTTATCTACAGGTGAAGAAGTTATTAGAAAGACTGGCGTTGCTGTACGAGGCGTTACGGAGGCTTTAGCGCCAATCGCGGCTGGTGCTGGTGCTGGTATGCTAATGGGTGGCCCTGTAGGTGCTGGTGTAGGGGCGTTAGCTGGCGGTCTAGCCGCGCCTCTAACAGACGTTGCTACGATGGCCTACAACAAAATGTTTGGGGATACGGCTCGTACCCCATCAAATGTAATTTCGTCAATGCTACCCGGCCCAAGGGCTGAAACTCCAACCGAACGAGTGTTGCAAACAGGCGCTGGCGCTTTAGGTGGAACTGGCGGCTCTGTATCTGCTGGCCGATCAATTGTAAATCTTGGTAGAACAAGTCCAGGATTACCTGCAACCGTTGCACCGGGCACATTAGCTATTGGTCAAGAAGCGGCTCGGCTTCCAATTGCTCAAATAGTTACCGCACCTTTGGCGGCGTCTACAGGACAAACCGTTACGGAATTGACGGATAACCCATTGGCGGGGTTGGCTGCTGGTATTGGTACTAGCGTAGTAGCTGGTGTGCGTCCAGTAAAACGTGGCGATGTTCCAACGGCAGAAGAGTTGTTATCTAAATCCAAAGCCAACTATGATATTTTAGATAAATCTAGTCTTCAGTTTAACAAAAACGAATTTAATCAACGAATGAGTTTGTTGCCTGTTCATTTGGAAGCTACGGAAGGTTATGTGTCTGGGGTGTATCCAAAAGTAGATGCTGCGCTTGCGCGATTACAAGCCGACAGGCCAAAAAATGTTGCCGAAATAACGGCGCTTCGCAAAATTATTGGGAACGCTGCGGGCAGTGCGGATTCGGCTGAACGCAGAATGGGTAATATTCTTCTTGACGATTACGACAAATACATTTTAAACGCGCCGGCAAGCGCGATTGTTAGCGGCGACAAAATTGCCCTTGATGCATGGAAAGCTGCCCGCGCTGACTACGCCAAAGTTAAAAAATCAGAATTGATTGAAGACATTGTTTCTCGTGCTGAAGTTTCACAAACAAGCAAAGAACCAACAGTTGCTCAAGGCTTATCGGCACTAGCAAAAAATGACAAAAAAATGCGGTTTTTTACCGCAGACGAACAAGAGGCAATTCGTGATGCTGCTAAAGGTGGAACGCTACAAAACTTGACTAAAATTATGGGCAAGTTTTCCCCAACAACTCCAGCGGCAGCAATTTTTACCGCAGTTAATCCTTATGGAGCTTACACGGCGGCAGCAGGCATGGCGGCTAAAAGCATCGCGGAAGCGCGTAGGATGCAAGACGTTAGTCGTTTAGCTAGTCGCATGAGGTTAGGTAAAACTCCAGATGTACTTGAAGGCGCGTTTGAAAATACCCCAGTGTTTTTTACGCGAGGCGCTCAAAATATGCTTGGCCCTGTTCAGCAAAACCAAAATGCAATGACAAGATGACACCAGAAGACCGCTCCCTGCTGATCTCCGACCTGCTCGTTGCGCTCAAGAGCAGCGACACCTGTCTCGACAGAGAGGAGCAGCAGTGGGTGAGAAACGCCATTAAAGCGCAGAACGACATGGAGCGGTTGCGGAAGGCCATCATTGAGAAGACACTCGCCGGTCTAATCTGGGCGGCTATTATCGGTGTGGCCTATCTGTTTGTAGACTTTCTTCGAAACCACGGGCTAAAGATATGAGTTATCTCGACGAAATATCAGGTGGGAGTTACTACCTCAATGCGTTCAATAATCTGCTGAAAAGGCGGCAGATGGAAACTGCTGCACAGAACCCAATGCAGAACCCAATGCAGAACCCAATGCAGAACCCAATGCAAAATCAAATGATGGGTGGTCGAAATGATGGTAGTGGCAGTAGAAACCCCGGTTGGGACTCCATGTCCAACGCTCAGAAAGCCGCCTACTACAGCGACAACCCAACAATGGCGGCAGTGACGCAGTTTGGGCAGCAAGCGTTGAACTACGCTCCCTATGGGGTTGGTACGCTAATGAAGGCACAGCAGTCAATGTTTCCTGATTTTGCTCGGGAACAAGGCATGGTCAACCGTGGTATTGACCCTGCCACTGGGTTGCAAGTTGGTGGCTATAGTTCTCTCCAAGCGCCAAATTTGCAAAGTTTTGATACTCCTACGCCTACGCCAACAGGTTTGTACGGCGACCAGTTTGCGGGTATGCCTGCACCAGCAAAACCAGATAACTTTTTTGCTTCTTTGTTGAGCGGTATTCTGCCTAGTTCCAATGTGTCCTTAACTACAGCGCCAGTTGAATCTCGGGAGGCAACGCCTGTTGGTTTTTCATCCCCAACGGCTAATTTTGGCAAAGAAAGCAGTATTCCAACGGCGGGTGTTAATTCCGGCGCATTTTTGAGTCGTGACCAGCGCATAGAACAAGCAGCAAGAGATGCTATAAGTCGTCAATCAAGCGCAGAAGGGGTAGCAGCAGCAAATATTTCTGGATACGGCGGCGGCGAAAACAGTTTTGGCGGCGGCTCAAGAAGTTTTGGTGAAGGCCAATACAACCAAGGCGGCATGGTCAAAGCCCAGCACCTAATGGGCCGCGCTCCTGCGCCGGACGATGGCTACGGGGCGTTACAGGGCGGTGAGTACGTCATTACCAAGGCGGCGGTGGAGAGGTACGGCAAGGCAATGATGGACGCTATCAATAATGGCACTTTCCGCTAATCATGGAATTTTTCGAAGCATTGGCAAAGGGTTGGCCCATGCTGCTGGCGCTGATTACGCTCATTATCGTTTTGGCGAAGATGGATATCAAGATCGCCGTGCTGGAAGAAAAAGTTAAATCGTTGTTTGAGATATTTAACCGCAAAGACAAATGAAAGCAAAACTTACCTTCGCCGTGACTCTAATGGTGAGCCTAACGCTTTGCGTTGTTGTTGTCGGCATGGTTGCTGTATTGATGATTGGCCTGTTTGATGAAAAAGTAGACAACAGCGAGATTTTTAAACTGATCAGCCCAGCTTTCCAGACGATTGTTGGCGGGTTTATAGGGCTGCTTGCTGGCGTCAAACTATCACATGATGATGAGGAACCGAAATGATTGGACTAGACGCAATTCTTGGCATCGGCGGCAAGCTGATTGACAAACTTATTCCTGACCCTGCTGCCCAAGATGCGGCGCGGCTGGAACTGCTCAAGCTGCAACAGTCGGGCGAACTGGCGGCAATGACTGCCCAAACCGAGATCAACAAAGCCGAGGCCAGCAACCCTAGCGTGTTTGTCAGCGGCTGGCGTCCAGCGATTGGCTGGGTCTGCGCCCTAGCGATGGGCTACCAGTACTTAGCTCGACCCCTGATGGTTGCCTTTATGCCTGCGCTGGCCTTCCCCGGCTTGGACGACAACTTGTGGCAACTAATGATGGGTATGCTTGGCCTGGGCGGTTTGAGGACGTTTGAGAAGACCCAAGGCGTGGCATCCAAGTGACCCCGCATTTCACGCTTGCCGAGTTGACGATGACAAGCCATCGGCAGTTTGACAACACACCCAATTCTGCCGAGATTGCCAACCTGACCCGACTAGCACAGTTTCTGGAGTTGGTAAAAGCCAAGCTGGATGGCAAGCCAATCATGGTGAACTCGGCCTTTCGGTCTAAGCAAGTCAATGACTCAGTGGGCAGTAAAGACACCTCTCAGCACCGGCTAGGCTGCGCTGCTGACATTCGTGTACCCGGCATGACGCCTGACCAAGTTGTACGCGCTATCATGAGCCACGGGTTGTACTTTGACCAGATCATCAGAGAGTTTGACGCCTGGACGCACATCAGTATCCCAAACACCGCAGCCCTGCTACCCCGGCGTCAGGCGCTCATCATCGACCGGCAGGGAACTCGGCCTTTCGTGTAACCGCCCGGTACGCCTCAATCGCGTCCCGCAAGTCACCCCGCAACTGCTCAAGCTGGTCTTGCTGCTGCTGCAAGCGCAGGTATGCTTCCATAGCGAACTTGTCCAGTACGGCTCTGTCCCAGGTCGCAAAGGTAGGCGTCATGGGCGTGGACAATCATCAGGAACAAAAGCCAAGCAGTGGACGGCGGTGTACTTGCCTGTGGTCTTGACCCAGCGGTCAATATAGGTGTCAGGCATCAGCGTTAGGCTGCGGCTGATTGCTGATGGCTCTGCGTCCAACCTCAGCGCCAGTTGCTTGGCAGTCAGACCATCAGGCGATTGGGCCAAGGCATCACGGATTTGTTTAGACATCACCACGGCGCGTCCTCAAAATTGTCTGAGTTGAAGGGTATTGGCTTGGCTGGCTGCGCTGGTGGCAACTTGGTGGGAAAGGGCCAGTTATCCATTGTTGCGCTCCGCAGCGACGTAAAGGGGCAGTGGCTCAACATCAACAACAGTTGGTGCTGAAATGTGTGTTGGCTTTGCCCAATAAAAACCACTTCGTGGGTGGTAAAACGCTACTGGCTCCTGCTCTGGCTGTGCTAGTGCGGTTTTCAGGGCGTTGATGGCTGCATACACTCGCGGATGATGCTCGCCTTTTGTTTCCAACGCCTCCAGCGCCTGCTGCATGGTTTCTCTGTTGCTCATGTGTTCTCTCCCCTTGCTCTAATGCGCTCACCAACTTCTTCGTCCCAGACATTACGGTCGTCAAACATTGCAGCGCAAGCCTCACGTTCAGCCTCGGCAACTAACTCAACAAATGTTTCTAGTTCAGTTTCCGTAAACAGTACGCCATCGTGCCGCCCCATAAACAGCACGGGATATACAGCACCAACTGCGTCTGCAAATTCCTTAGTTTTTGCTTTCATGGCGTTTCCCTTGCTCTGATGGCTTTGGCGCAAAGCCTCGCGTTCAATGCGCCGAAACTCGTCTTCCTCTGAGTTCATAGCATCCCCCACAAGAATCCAGCCAAGCCAGCAATTCCAACCACAGCAAACAGCACCAGGATTACCATGGCAATCAAGTGCATAAAATTTGCCAGTTCGTAGTCTTCGTCATCATCCATTTCAACCCCCGTTGGCTAAAGTATGCCGAGGCCACAGAAAGGCGCTGCTCTCAACAGCGCCAGCTTCTTGCAGTTCCTCCACAGTCCACGGTTTTAATGGCGTTAGCCGTGTATGCCCTGGTGTAACGAACACTGGCATGGTGTAGTGCGGCAACAGCTTAACGCTGTTGAGGATAAACACCGTGTGTTCGGTTAGTTCTAATTTGTCAGTCATAGCGTCACCTTTCTAGTTTTAAATCCCCTGTGCGTGTAGCACTGCACCGACCCATCTGCAAGCATCTTCCAGCCAGCGTTCTCGCCGCACATTTTCTGAATCTTCTCCTCAACCGTATCAACCCGTGCCTCGTCTTCAGACGGGCCGTCGAGCAAGTAGGCCGTGGACATGACTAGGGCCACCAAAGCCGCAGCGACCCAGTTCATG